TCGTCATCGAAAACGGTGGTGGGTTTTTCGAAATGAAATATGTGCAAGTCAGGAACAAGACAGAACGCCAAGTGTTCTTGTCCGACGCCTGTCGAGCCATGATGGATGATATCAACAGCCAGATAGAAATCTCTGCGCCGACGTTGAAACCTATGATTATAGAACCAAGACCGTGGTCATGGGATGAAACAAACAAGCGGTACGACGGTGGTTACTACATGGTCGACGTTGATTTCATACGCGGTGGTCTACACAAGCACACTGCTAGTTTAGACAATCCGTTCTCCCGCACCACACTTCGGGCAGCCAACTATCTTGGTTGGGTTGCTTGGCGTGTGGACGAAGAGGCTTTGGAGTTAGCAAGGGAAACATTCCTCCAAAATACTCAGGCCATTGCCTGTATCCCCTCGCCTGACCCAGAGCCTCTTCCGGAGAGAAAGACAGACATCGAATGGGATGGTATGTCTAAGGCAGAACGCGCCGCATGGAAATATGATTTGAACTGCATTCACGACCGCAATGCCAGCGAGGTATCGAAGCGTGAATCAGTGATACGCAAATTCAACCTGACCGATCAGGTGAAAGGACGTGACGTCTATAACGTTATTAAATGTGATAGTCGTTCACGCTTTTACTATGTGACGCCGGATTGGAACCCGCAAGGCGACAGTCTTGCGAGAGGCACTATGCGTTTCGCGGATGGTCAGCCCTTGGGTAAAGATGGTCTGTACTGGTTAGCAGTCAGACTGTGTAACACCTATGGGGAAGACAAGATAACATTCGATGAAATGCAAGAATGGGCGAAGGACAATCACGACTTGATTGTACAATCTGCGACCGAACCTTTTGGAAGAGAGGAGCGCCTTTGGACACACGCTGATTCAGAACTTGAGTTCTGGCAAACGTGTGTTGATTGGACACAAGCTACAGGCATGGATAACCCTGAGAAGTTTGTTTGTACTCTACCTGTTCATCAAGATGGTTCGAACAACGGTTTACAATTATTGTCGTTGCTTGGTCGTGATCCTGTTGGTGCTAAACTAACGAACTGTTCTTCTTCTCCGGAGCGGTTCGACATCTACAGCGAAACAGCCGAAGTTGTAAAACGGTTGGTCGCTGACGACATTGCGAATGGTCGTCATCTAGAACAGGCACATCGTTGGATTGGGACTATAGACCGCGCTGTATGTAAACGCGCCTGTATGACCACATCCTACGGTGTGACCCCTAGAGGCATACAAGACCAGCTAATCAAAGACGGCTTCGTCGATAAGCTAGACGGTAGCCGTCTGGAGAACGCTGGTTACATGCGTGACAAACTTATGGTCGCGCTGGACCAGACCATCGTCGCATCACGACCTATCATGGAGTACTTTCAAAAGTGCGCCACGGCATTGGCAGAGTTCGATTTGCCACTGCGCTGGGTTACGCCAGTGGGGTCAACGATTCAGCAATCGTATTGGAACGTAGCTAAGTCAGACGTGAAGACTGTCATGGGTAGCTACTTTCTGTGGGATGAGAATCCCGAAGGTGGGCTGAGTGTTCGTAAGCAGATGTTATCATCGAGCCCGAACATCATTCACTCTATCGATGCTGCATTGATGCAGAAAGTTATCGTTGAGTTACGAGAGGAACACCATGTGTATTCCATCGCAGCAATACATGATAGCTTTGCTGTCCTACCTTGTCATGTTAGGCTTATGCGTGACGTGATAAGACAAACCGCTCACCGCATGTTCAAAGGGAACTGGATCGAAGATAGCTTCCATCCGTATCTCAAAGAGTATGCACCGAACGTAGACTTACCGGAGCCACCGGCTCAAGGTGAGTTCAATATTGAAGAGGTTCTCGATGCAGAGTATTTCTTCGCTTAGTACAGTAGAACTGCTACTAGCACAATTAGGGGATGCTTATGTCCAACCGTGACTTTCAGTATGAGGACTTGCTCACTCGTTGTGCATTTATATTCTGGCAGATTGGTTATTTGCCGGAAGACTATCAGAAGAAACTAGCCAAGCATGGAATGAAGTATGACGAGTTCTGCGCGATGGCAATGATGTTTCATCCCGAACTAACCGAACCTAACCAATAACAAGGAAGATCTAAAACTATGGCAAAGCAAAAAGTAAGACCGATTGTCTCACCAGTAGCAACCAGCGCGTACGCATGGTTGGCACGACCAGACGAAGGACAGGAGTTCAGTGACGGTAAGTACAAAGTTACACTGGTACTGGACAAGGGTGATAAAGAAGTCAAAGACTTCATCGCAGACATCACCAGAGAAGCAGAGGCGCTTGCGAAGAAAGCGTGGGATGCTGTTCCGAAGAACATGCGTTATCCGTTCAAGGATGGTGACGATTCAGAAAAGGAAGAGTTCCACGGCAAGTGGCTGCTGACTGCAAAGACAAAGTTCCAGCCTGGATTTGTCGATCAGTTCAATAAACAAATCGATGAGGAAGACATCCCATCGAGCGGTGACCTGATACAAGCGTCATTCAGTTTGAAAGAGTATGCGACCGGCGGTGGCAAAGGCGTCACTAGTCAGTTGCGTAACGTTAGGCTGATTGAGAAACGCAATACGTCATCAGGCGCATCGAATGATTTCGGTGATCCTATCGAGACACCGTCGGAGTCAGGCAATGACTTCGACATCGCGATATGATTTTACGAGCGCAGTTGAAGAACACTTAGGACAGGCTGGGTACTTGGAATTCTTTATACCAGTTGACCCTGTACCAGCCTCTCGCCCTAGGGTGAGCAAGTGGGGAACGTACTACGGTAAGACATACGAAAACTTTAGGACAAAAGTAAGAGAGGCTTTACGCAACCTGACTAACTTATCAGGTGAGCCAATGACCGGTCCTATACATTGTCTGATCGAGATTGTTGCTCCCAAACCGAAAACAACAAAGAGAGATTACCCGCGTGGCGACGTGGATAATTTCGCAAAAGGTCCACTCGATTCCATGACTTCACATGGTGGCTTCTGGAACGACGACGACCAAATCACTGCACTAGCGGTGACTAAAAGATACGCAAAGTTGGATGAGCCAACAGGCGTTAGAATTATTTATCAGGAGATAGGATGACACAGATAGACATACTTAAGAAACATTTCAAAGTAAGACCTTCAATCTCTAATCTTGAAGCACAAATGATGTATCGCATCCGCGCACTACCGCGACGGATTAAAGACCTTGAAGAAAACCATAAGATGCAATTTGAACGAGCAACCCGAACAGACCCAACAGGACAAAGATATGTCAGATACACAATCATCAATCACTAAAGCACACCAGCCTTGTGAAGACTGTGGCTCTTCTGATGCTCTCGCTGAGTACGACGACGGTCACACCTATTGTTTCTCATGCGAGAAGCACACATGGCTCGATGGAAGTCAGCCCGAAACTACAGTAGTAGCAGATGACTTAGTCACTGGACTACAGTACATTGCTATCACGAACCGTAAACTAAGTGAGGATGTGTGCAAGAAGTACGGCTATGGTGTAGCCAAGGTAAACGGTAAAGTCTGCCACATCGCACCTTACAGAAATTTAAAAGGTGAGGTATGTGGTCAGAAGTTACGGTTCGAAGGTAAGCAGTTTCAAACCAGAGGCAACATGTCTTCGGTCCAACTGTTTGGTCAGCATCTGTGGAAACCAACCAAGCGCGTCGTCGTTTGTGAGGGCGAGGTTGATGCACTGAGTTACCATGCGGTGACAAAGTCTTGGCCTGTCGTTTCAATTCCAAACGGATGTCAGTCTGCCAAACGTGCAATAGCTAACAACATAGAGTGGCTCGAAGGTTTCGAGGAAGTTTGCTTTATGTTTGATAACGATGAGCAAGGCCAGAAAGCTGCGAAAGAATGTGCGGAGTTACTCTCCCCCGGAAAAGCTAGCATCGCTCAGTTGGGTAAATACAAAGATGCAAATGAGATGCTGGTGGCTAACGCTGTAAAGGAGTTAGTCCAATCAGTTTACACAGCAACCGTACATCGTCCTGACGGTGTACTTAACGGAAAGGAAATATGGGATGTTGTTAGACAACCTGTTACGATGGGCGCAACATACTGTTTCCGTTCTTTCAACGACGCTCTCTTCGGCTTTCACAAAAGTACGATTGTCACGCTTACGGCTGGCAGTGGAGTGGGTAAAAGCACAATTGCAGCTCAGATTGCTTATTCGTTGGCTATCGATGAAAATAAGACAATCGGTTATGTGGCTCTTGAAGAAAGCCTTGGACGCACTGGCTTGCGATTCATGTCCTACGCCATCGGTAAGCCGTTACACTTGCCACAAGACGTCGAAGAAAAAGAACGGAAAGAAGCGTTCGACAAAAGTTTAGGAACTGGTCGGTTTATA